CATAACTTATTTTTTATATTTTCCTCGTTTCATAGAGCGGTGATCAGCCTTAAGCATACACATTAAATTAGACGCGTGATTATTCGTATTATTTCCGTCTATATGATGAATCTCCATTCCTTCACCACACTGCCCGTTAACCGCATTGTGAATCGCTATATGACAATATTTGACGCGTCTAGTACCATCTAAGTAAGGCTGAAACACTCGATAGTTTGATTGTTGTGTTTGTTGAGCAATATTAATCCATCTATTACGTTTAACAGACCAGCACCAAATTTGACCTTCTACTGTAGCATAATAATTTGGCATACCTGGAATATCATGTAAACCATCAGGTTTATCAATGTGTTCCTCTTTAATCCTAAATGTTTGATCAGGTGCCTTAAGTTGTTTAGCAGCATAACCTCTATCTTTAGAATATTGATAAAAGTTTTTGTAACCTTTGTTTTGAGCAAATACTTGTTGCCATTCAAATTGTGTACATTCTACACCATCGATAAAAAATTGTTTTTTACCTGTTTTTTTAGTTGTTGATAATTTTCTCATAGTTTATATTATTATATGTGATACTAAATATATGAACAATAATTCAAAACACCAAGTTTAGATGAATTTTTCTTTCTTTTTTTATTTAGCTTGGAGATACAAGGTATTTTTCGTAACTTCTATTAATAATTATAAATAAACACTATAATGGAATTAACAACACAACAACAACAAACAATTGCTCATTTCTACGAATATCTAGGAGCTAGATTTACAGAAATTGAAGCCGCTTCACCTAATGCTCCTATTACAATAGTAGCTACTGATGAAAAGGGAGATAAATACTGGATTAGATTAGTAAATAATGTTGATTATTTAGATACTATCACTAGTATAATGGAAACAGGAACTAAGATTGAGAATACTATTTTCTATCAGTTATATGCTTTAGTAAGCAATGAGCAAAATGTATTTCATATGGAAATGTATAAAGATGGTTATGCACTATGGTTCATTAATGATATTACCCCAGAACAAATGAAAGTGACAGATGAATTTACTATGATTGGTATTACATCTGCGTTGCACGTTGAGGATAAACGTGAAGCAATTCCCACTAAGTTTTGGCTATAAAATAAAAGTGCCCGAGCTTGGGGGCTCGGGCTTCCTTCAGAGATAAAAGTTCCGTTTTTAATCTTTAAATATCATTTTTCTTCTTTCGGTTTTTAAACCAATCGTGAATTCTAAGTATATTAAGCACTAAACCTGTTAACAACACGAGGATTGTGAGTTCGGCACTAAATTGCATCATATACGCGAATACACCACCTATAGTGAATGTATTTGCTACTGTGTCTGGATTATTCATTAAAATAAAGCTGTCCAAGTTGAACCATCACTGAAGTAAGGTTTAGAACCACTTACAGCAAATGTATTAGAGTATGAAGCAGCAGCAGGTAATGTAGCCCAAGGTTCCATTGATAATAAACCTCCATCAGTTGATGAACCTGAAATTGTTAAACCATTTAATACTGATGAACCTGTAACTGTTAATGAACTTGATACTTGGAATCTACCATTGATTTTTATAAATCTATTTGCAGGAGTACTACTATCATGATCACCATAAATTAAGTTATTTGATGGTAAATTATCACTACCAATTGCTACTTTATTTGTAGTAAATTCTGCAGTATTACCAACATAATTACCAATTAAAATACTTTTACTACCACTAGTATTAAATCCTACTCTTTCACCAAGAGCTACGTTTTGGGCTCCATTATGATTATATCCTGATTCATATCCTATGTAAGTATTATTAAAAGCAGCGGCAGCAGCAAATCCTGAACTCTGTCCTATACAAGTATTATAATCAGCATTTACAGGAGCTAAAACAATACCAGCATTAGTTCCAATAAATGTATTACTAATACCAGTTGTTATTTCTCTACCAACAGAAGCTCCTAAACCAACGTTAAAATTACCTGTTGTTAATTTAGTAAATGGTCCTAAATCATAATTAGCATCAAATGTATCTGAACCAATAGCAATGTTTCCTCTACCTGTAGTTAATAATGCCAATGAACCTGTACCAATTGCTATATTACCTTTACCAGTAGTAACAGATGATAAACTATTATTTCCAATTGAAATACTACTACTACCTGCTGATTTTATAGTTTGAGTAATACTACCAACGATTGAATTTTTAACTGTTATAAGACCATTAACAACATTTACTGAACCTGAAGCAATTAGATTTGGTGTATATACTGTATTATCAACCGAAGCTGTAATATTAGTTCCACCTAAAATAACAGAGTTATTAGCAAGCATTGTGTTGGTTGTACCAGCAATGATAGCAGATTGAGATACACTACTTCCACTAATACCCATTTTATTAGTATTTCCACCTAATAAAGCACTTAAAGATGTAGAAGCACCACCTAATGTATTTACATAACCACCTACTGATACGTTATGTCCTAAACCACCTGTACTTCTATTTGAAGCAACGTTTTCTCTACCTCCTAAATAAGCATCACCATATCCACTACTAACATTATGACCTGCTCCACCAATGATAAACATTGTATCACCACCTGATAAAGTAGCAGTTCTACAACCCATAATAACACCATATGAACCTACAGATGAGATAGTAGCATTATTACTAGCAATAATTGAAGTATTACTACCTCCTGATAATGTATTTGTATCACCACCTACTATAGTAGCGTGTGTACTACCATTTGAAATAGTATTATTTAATCCACCAAGCAAAACTTTAGGATAAAATCCAGTTGCAGAAATTACAGAATCTCTAGCACCAAAACCACTACCCATTTCACCAGCAGTTATAGTTGTATAATAACCACCAACTATAGTATTATTAGCACCAGCATTTGTTGTAATACCAAGACCTGAACCACCAATTACAGTATGTCCAAAATTACTAGTTGTAGGAGTGATATAACCATTATATCCACCTGCTAATAAAGCGCCATATCCATTTGTAATTTGATTAGTACCACCAGCACCACCTAAAACAATATTACCATTATTAGGAATAGCTGAAGTATTTGTTTGTCCACCATCTCCAACTACTAATGAACCTGTTCTAATAGTTACACTACCTGTTACAATTAATGAACCTGTAATTTGTGCTGAACCAGTAAATGGAAAAGCAGCAGCACCACTTCCAGTATTAACTGTTACAGGGAATGTTGAACCATCACCTTTAGTAAATGTAATTATATTTGAACTTACACTTGCTGTTGTAACAGCATTTGGTGTATATGAAGCACTAGTAGCATTTAAAGCATATGAGGCAGACACTGCAGATGTAGCAACAGATGCAGTACCTTGTAATGAACCTGTAAATCCTAAAGTAGAAATTGTTGAACCAGTAACTTGTAATGAACCAGTTACTTTAACTGTACCTATTAGTAATTGTACATCGTCTGTAGCATCACCAAATTGATTTGAACCTGATGAATAAATTACAGATGAAGTTTCATACACTACTAATAAGTTAGTGATTGAGGCAGAAGCAACAGTTGCTAATCCAGTAATTAAAATATTAGATGCTGTAAAGTTAGTTGCAAACGAGGCAGTAACTGCTGTTGTAGCATTTAAAGCATATGAAGCACTAGTAGCAGTTAACGCGTATGAGGCAGTAGTTGCTGTGTCAGCTTTTGAGGAAGTTATTAATAAACTACCTGTAATTGTTGTTCCTAAACCAGTTTGTAATTCACTTCCACTCAATTGAGTAAGGAATTGATACGAGGAACTGATAAAAAGTGTTGATAAATTGCGGCCCATAGTATATGTTAAAAATTAGATACGTTATTTCTTGTATAGCCATTTCCCATTTGAGGGAATTGAGGATAGCGTGAATCGTAAATTGGCAATCCACATTCTCTAGCTTGTCCTGCATGAAACCCTCTTCCATTACGTCTCATTACGATAGGTGATCGGAATTGGGATCCGAAGTCTGGGTACATTTGTTGTAATTCTACGTTACCATTTAATTCTGGAAATAATCCTTGTTTTTGAATTAAATAATTAGTTAAACGTTCTTCGTAAAATTGTTTTTTATTTTGTACTGATTGGCGTTTACGATTATACCAAGTACCATCTGCTTTCTCACTATTTTCTCCACCTGTAGGAATTAACAAACCATTGTTACGTGGTCTTAAGTATATATCCTCTAAAGCATAATAGTAAGCAGCATATAATAAAGCGTTTTGAACCCAATCTAGTACTAAAACTTCATAATCACCTGTTAATGTATTATTTTTAATTTTAGTTAAAATAGCTTCATATAGTTTAGTACCTAAAATGCGTTGCATTTCGATATCTTGTGATTCGCGAACAGCGTTTTTGAGCAATTCACTATCAACATTATTATTAATGTCGGTAAATTGTCTTAAATTTTCTTCTGAAATTATGAAAGTATCAGTCATTGTCTTAGTTTATTGGTTGTTCTTGTCCTGCAGCGTTGATGTTAGGATCATTTACTCTATCTGCGATTTCGATTTCGGCTTCTAATTTATTATCTTCACCTACTTCACTTTCGGTTCCAGTAACAACATCTACCTCTTCTTTACCATCGCTGTATAATTTTAATTTTTCAACACCTAAAATATAATCATCACCATAGTTAACCTTAAATATTTCATCAAAACAATCTAAGATTGCTTGTTGGAATGGTCTAACTACTGTGTTTGTAAATAATAAAAAGGCATCAATTGTTTCGTCTCTTCCACCTAATTGACCTTCGGTTTTAATACCTAACATCATAGGAGAAGTAATACGGTGAGCAGTTAATATTTTCTGCGTCACTAAGTCGTTTATAGTTGTATAGTACGTGTCGGTACCATTAGATTGAATAGGTGTAATGATTGGAGCATTCTCGGGACTATCGACGTCCATATAAATTAATGCACCTGCATTTTCTGTTCCACCATATTGGTTACGAAGCATTATTTCGATTGCTTCTCTTTCTTCTTCGTTGGCATTAGTAAATGTAGTAATAGCCACAGAGGGAACAACACCGTTAGTAATGTTGTTAAGGTGAAAATTATCAACTTGAGCATCTAATTCAATTACTTTTAATGCACCAACATAATCAGGTAATGGATAATATCTCATACCAGGACGATATGCATGATAAACATATATCTGTGATGGTTCCTCTAATTTCTTATCTGGATTATAAGAAGGTAAGAACGGAATATCAGTTAATGATTGATTAACAAATGAGTTAATTCCATTCCATTCATCCCAAATATAGAATCCAGGAATCTTACCACGTAAATTTTTTTCTTTAGCTCTTAAATAGCTATAGTCGATGTGATATACTTCAGCAATTTTGGTTCTATCTTTAGACCAAATAATTTCTAAGGCAAATCCACCAAATAATTTTAAATCTTTTGCTACTTTTTTGAAAATATCATTCCATGATTCTTTATCATAGTTAGCAAAATCTAATGTATCAGGTCTATTACTAGTTAAACCATTACCAACAATTGCTTCTACAGTTGCATTTACGCATGTACCGTGAATAGATGAATAATTCATCAAATCAATTAATTTGTTTGGGAAACCATTATCAGCACCGAAACTAATGTAAAACTTATCCTTACGCTCAATTAAACTAATTCTTTCATTAGTCTTATTGTTACGTGGGATAGTTTTAAATGTATATTTTTTATCGCTCATTATTATGGATGATTATAGGTAGTATATGTACCGCCATTTGCTGGTAATAAATATTGTGTGATGTCGTATCCATTGCTACCTGAAACAAATGCTCGTTCAGTTGATAGTAATTGTGTTCTAAGATATGAAGGAGTACCTGCAAAATCCCAAGTAATAGCTGTTGATGCCCAAAGCGTATTTTGATTTACCCAAATATTACTACCTGATAATGAAGAGGTATAATTATAAATGTCTACATTATATTGACCTGACGCAGTTGGAACAGATGAACCAGTAACTTGAAATACTAACCATTCATTTGATGGACTAACAGTATTAATCATTGTAACTATGACTTCTCCCTTAGTAGATAAATCGTATGATTGGGTAAAATCAAGCAATAACGTAGTTGTACCTACAGATGCTGTAACGTTTGGATAAACAGCATTCGAATTTACAGTGGCAGAATGATTAAATTGTAGCATAGTATACTATTATTCAACCAAGTAAGGGGTTACGCCTAAGCACAACCCCTATTTTGGTTTAATTTAAATTAATTAAGCGTAAGTGGTAATTGTAATACCGCTTAATGAACCTGTAAATGAAGATGAGCTTCCGCTTACTTCACTAGCTGGGTTTGGTTCGTTTCCTGAGAATATCAAGTTATAGCCATTCAAATCACTGAATGCTGTACCAGTTTGTGAGGTACCACTCAATAATTGAGCGCCATTAACTTGTCCCATTAAGAACCAACGAGCTGCCCCATTTTCACTACCATTTTGTGTTTCAATGATAATTTCTAATGATGGGTTTTGTGCTAATACTCTTACTTGGTTTCTAACACTTGTTTGCATTTTAAAGAATACGCAAGTTGCAGTTTGGTTATATACAATTGTTCCGTTTTCTGGGGTTGCTACTAATTCTTCTGAATAGTTAGATGTTTGGCGGAATAACTGGAACTGGTAGAATGTACCAGAACCAGTAATGCCTGTAATCAAACCTTGAGAACCAGTAATATTAGTGATAGAGCCAGAAAGAATATATATAGCTTTAAGTCCGCCGGTATTGTCGCGGCAACCTAATTGAAATCCTGATGTTATATCGCAAGCCATAATATTATTTTCTAGTTGTTAAATTTATAAAAATGTTAGAATTAAACTTCCGCACTAACAAAAAATTCCGGATAGGCTATATTAACGCCTAATTTAGTAGAGATACGGTGACGTAATGTATCTGTATTGATATCATACCACAATTGGAATTCTGTGAAATCTGATAACAAGTCAGTACCAGCAACAATTTGCTTAGCAGGTCCTAATTTAATAGTATTAATACCTTGCAAACCTACTGTACCTACAACTTTAATGTTAGGTTGGAATGGATATTGCATTTCATATAAACCACCTCTGTTAGTAACAGATGAAGGATCAAAGTAGAAATTGTTAGCCAAACGTAAACCAGTCAAGTAGTTACGGAAATTAGTAACACTCATAAAGAAAGTTAAATCTTCACGATCAGCAACATCAGCAGATGAAGTAGCAATCATAGTGTCCATAGTGGTCAAGATGTTTGCAGCTGAGCTAGAAGCAGCATTAATTTTTACTGGAACAACTCCTGTAGTTGAAGAACTAATAATTAGGTTCAAACCACTAGTAGCACAGGTTCCACCGAAAGTAGAAGCTGAACCAGAAACTTGTTGCCATAGGAATTGGTCGTTTGCTTTTTGGAATTGGTTAACTAACAACTCAGAGTATTGAGTAGCTAATGCGAAAGTTTCGTTGTAAGAACCTGGAGCCAAAGCAGAGATACCTAAGTATTTCTTATCTAAGTCTTTCAAGCATAATGCATCGAATGAAGTACGAGGACAAACCTCAATTGTACGTTGTGAGAAAGTAGCCGAACCAGATGCTGTAGATACACATGTACCGTTTTGCATGTAAAGGCTAACTTCGAAAAGATTTATCGGCTCCTGAAATTTCACATTCTCTTGAATTGTGATATATTCCATAGTTGAACCAGCATAAACCATTTTGATAATTAATTCGCCCGCGATTTGATTATTAAAATCAGAGAGAGCTGTAAGATTAAGTGCCATAATTGTAGTTATTTGATTGTTTTAGGGTTGTTTAAATTTATTTGTTTTTGTTTTTCATCAATTCTCTCATCACTTTGATTTGAGCATCGTTTGTAGAAGTTGTTGTAAACTTTTCAGTTTTAGCTTTAGCAGCCATTGTTTTTTCAGTTGCAGGAGATTTCATGATTTCTTCAAATTTATCCTTCATAGCTTTCATTTCATCTTTCATGGATTTCATTTCTTCTTTCATGTCTTTCATTTCCTGTTTTTTCAACTCAATGTCAGCTTCAGTTTCAACAGGACCTGTTAGTGTAGATACAGTAGCATCAGTTACAGTAGTTGCGTTTTGAGGACTAGTACCTTCAACATTAGAAATGTCTTCTTTAGGACCAGCAAATGCTTCTTCAACAGCTTTATTAGCCATATCTTCAATAGCACCTAAACCATCTTCATCATTCATTTCTTCTTCTGATTTACCTTCAGCAGAAATAATTTCTACTATAGAGGAACCTTCAGTTTTAATAGTAGTACCATCTTCAAGCTTATGTAGCCCGTCGGGAGCTAAGGACTGCTGTCCTTCTGCTGTTTCAACTTTAACCTCGTCTCCAACCTTTAAAGTATCACCTGGAAATATAATTTTAAACGCTTTATTTTCGTCATAAATTTCTCCGAATGTTACTTTTGAAGGAACAGAATCAACTAAATTAAAGTGCTGCATTACTAGCTCTTTTAATTGTGTTTTGTTCATAATTTTATTATTTGTTATGTGTTTTGATATACATATTGATTAAAGTACTTTAAGTTAAATTTGGATAACTTTAAAATATTTCGTATATTACTAAATATGAGGCAATTTAGAAATACAAGTTATTGGGTTACTGAGAATGGAGACATCTATAAATACTATCCCGAACATAATTCACAACAATCTTTTACTAGACAAGATGGTAAATTATGGGTTAAAAACTATCATCGTCCTGCTTATTATAAAAAATGTAAACCTAGTTTATCTAATAAGGGTTATTATCAAGTTAATTTTAAAACAAAAAATACTAATAATAAAAACTTGAATTTAAGGATTAATAGAATGGTTGCTGAGTGTTATATAGGTTTAATTCCAGAGGGTTATGTTGTAGATCATATAGATGGGAATAAAATTAACAACCACTATTCTAATCTTCAGTTTTTAACTGATGTAGAAAATAAACAAAAAAATCCTAGAGGATGGTTATTGTTTACCTAAGATTGGCATATCTTGGTAATGTTGTAGTAAGCGTAATAATCTTAGATTTCTTAATAATGAATTTATCACTGGATATATCTAAATACGAATCCCATGTTGTTTGTAATCCCTTATTAAATGCCATAGCACGATCAATTTTTTCTTCCTCTCCATCTTTGCGATAAAAATGTCTTATTGTGGCATCATTGCATTCAGTTCTAATAATTACATCTGGATAGAAACATCTTAATTGTACTCCCTTCCTTAGTAATCTAAATGCTTTAACACCTTCGATAATTACAGGTTTGCGTGTTTGATAAAATTTCAAACATTCACCCATAAATGCGAATAGTGCTTTATTGCCGTATTGTTCGTGTTTAAAGTCATCTGATTTAATGACTGGATAACCTAATTCCTCAGATAATTTATTTGATATAGTAATCTTACCAGTTTTAGTAAATCCAGCTACCACAATAGTTTTGTATTGTGATAATTCTGTTATTAATTTTGGTGTTACTAAATCTGCAGGATTCATTATTTCTTAGATAACATACTCCAAATGGCACCTACAAGTGACATCACTAAACCAGATATTTCAACAACAACTGTTGCATCAAAATATCCTATTGTTACAGCCACACCACCAGCAAAAGTTAATA